ATCTTCCGGGTGTGATGAACCACCAGCAGGCAGATGCCGTACCTGTCGCTGAAAGTTTTCAGTTTGGTCACGATCTCGTAGTCGCTGGCGTAGCTGTATCGGTCACCGCCGATCTCCCGCACCTTCTGCAGGGTGTCGATGATGATGAGCCGTACATCCGGGTGCTCCCGGATGAATCCTTCCAACTGCTGGTCAAGTCCCTCGCTCATGGACTTGGCCTGCGTTGCGAAGTAGAGATTGCTGGTCTCCTCCACCCCGAACATCCGGGAAAGCCGCCGCTGCAGCCGGGCGTAATCATCCTCCAACGCCAGATAGAGGACGGTGCCTTGATGCACCTCGTACTCCCACAACGGAAGCCCCATCGCCACATGGTAGGCGAGCTGCCCCATGAAGAAGGACTTGCCCACCTTGGGCGCACCTACGAAGAGGTAGGTGCCACTGTACAGCAGGTCGTTCACGATGGGTCTCCGAGGTGGATACACCGTGTCGTACAGTTCGGTCATTGATACCGTGTTCAGCCCGAAATTGTTTGACTTTTTCGCGGCTTGCAGATTGATTTGCTTGTCCGAATTTGTTATAATATTGGTGTTAGTTTTGTGAGACGACTGTACCGCATCTGCGCCAACAGATGCACCCGGTACGGTCGTTTTTCTATTGTCCGTCATTCGCATTCCTCCTTAAGTCCGTTCAACGTCAGAGTTACCATTTGCAGGGTCTCCAGCAAGTCCGGCGGAACTTCTTCATCCACGGCCAGCCGCTGCAATTCCTGATAGATTAGCTTCATCTGGTCTCGCAAGGCTTTGTAGACCCTTGGGTTGCCTACCACGGTGATCTCCCGGTCGGTCAGGCGGCGGATGATATACTCCTGTTTGGTCAGCCCGGAGAGCTTTACCTTGGCTTCCAGAACCTCGTCCTCTTCCGGGGACATTCGGAAGGCTACCACCTTGTTCCGCCAGCGGCCTTGCTGGTCGAGTACTCGTTCCATCTTCATCCCTCCTTTCGCTCCATGTTCAGCTTCTGCGCCATCTCCTGCTGCTTTGAGGGGAAGAGATGGGCGTACTTATAGGTGATGTCCACGCTCTCATGCCCCACCCGGTCTGCGATTGCCAGTGCCGAGAAGCCCATCTCGATCAGCAGCGATACATGGGAGTGCCGCAGGTCGTGGATTCGGATGCGCTTCACCCCGGCTTCCTTGGCTCCCCTGTCCATCTCGTGGTGCAGGTAGCTCTTGGTCACCTCAAAGATCCGCTGGTCTGGCTGGACTTTGTAGAGGGATTTCAGATAGTCTCTGATCTCGTCCGTCAGAAACTGCGGCATCTGGATGACCCGGACACTCTTGGGTGTTTTCGGGTCGGTGATCACATCCCGGCCTTTCAGCCTTTGATAGGATTTGGTGATGGAGAGCAGCCCCTTGTCCAAGTCGAAGTCTGCCGGGGTCAGAGCCAGCAATTCGCCCTCCCGGATGCCACACCAGTAGAGGACCTCAAAAGCGTAATAGGATTGCGGCTTGTCCATCATGACTTCTGCGAATTTGAGGTACTCTTCTTTTGTCCAGAAAAGCATTTCCTTGTGCTTTTCCGACCCCATGCACCCGGCTGTGGCTGCTGCGTTTGATTTCAGCCCGTAGAACCGGACGGCGTGATTCAGAATGGCACTGAGTTGTCCATGCAGCGTCTTGAGGTAGGTCGGCGAGTAGGCCTTGCCGTTTTTGTCCCGGTAGTTCAGCATCTCGTTCTGCCATGCGATCACATCCCGTGGCTTTATCTCGCTGAGCCGCTTTTCTTTGAAATACGGTAAGATTTTCGTTCGGATGATATGCTCCTTGGTAAACCATGTGTTTTCCCGGAGTCGCTTCTTTTTGTCCGTGATATAAATTTCCACAAAGGCTTCAAATGTCATGGTCAGGTCTGCCGCCTGTTGAAGAAGGAACTCCCGCTCCCACGCCAGAGCATCCTTCTTGGTGGCAAATCCCCGTTTCAGCTTCTTCTGCTTCACACCTTGCCAGTTCTCGAAGTAGAAGGAAGCGTACCATGTGCCCTGCCTGTTGTCCTTGTAGGCTGGCATCCTATCACTCCTCCCCTGCCCCGTAGATTTTCTCCTGATAGTACCTCCTGCTTACCCGGCCTCCCACGGTCGTGTAGCCCTTGGCTCTCAGTTCCTCGTTCCACTGGGCAATCATTTTGTACGCCAGACCCTGCGAGATGTCCAGTTCCTTTGCCAGCTCGTCTGCCTTGATAAAAATGCTGTTTGCCATTTTTTGTCCTTTCCTTGTCGGTTTCATTTCGGTGCCGCTTCATCCTCGCTGACTTCCGGCAGGCATATCCCCTTTGCGGTGCTGTGCCGTCCCCTTGTGGAGCGCTCGCTTCCTTTCGGAAGGTCTTGGCGGTTTGGATCAGTTTGGCGGTCATTCAATTTTACTAAGCATTTTTGCTTATCTTTTTGTGCTCTCATTATACTAAACACATTCCGTTAAGTCAAGAGGTTTTCGGGTAAAATCTTAAACTTTTTTGTTTATTTTCTATTGCACCTCCTATTTTTCTGTGCTATACTAGGTTCAACAAATATGTTTAAGTTAGAGGAGGCAATCGCATGGCAGTCGGTGACCGCATCAAACGTGCCCGTAACCTCCGAGGTATGACCCAGAAAGAACTGGGCATCGCCATCGGGTTTGAGGAGAAGAGTGCAGACATCCGTATCGCACAATACGAAAGCAACACCCGCACTCCTAAAGAAGAGTTGCTCCGCAAGATTGCGGAGGTACTGGACGTGAACTACCTTTCCCTCTATGAGCCGACCTTGTACGCCGCAGAAGATGTGATGTACACCCTGTTCGAACTGGATGAGCACTACCCCGGCACCCGGCTCTATGAGGTCACAGACACCACCGACCCGGATTTCCCGGAAAAGCACATGGCAGTCAGCTTCCGGTATCGCCTGCTGGATGAGTTCTTAAAGGAGTGGCAGCTCCGCAAGAAGCAGCTCCGGGAGGGCGAGATCACCAAGGAAGAGTATCTGGAATGGAAGCTCAACTGGCCTCAGACCGCCGATGGCTGCGGACGCTACGAGCCGAAGAAAAAGTGGCGTAAAGAATAAAAGACACAAAAATGCCCTCTGAAAAACTTACCGTTTCTCAGAGGGCATTCTCATGTCTCTCTTTATGAATAATCGCCTGATAGTATCAAAGCAGTATCACAGAGCCTTTTGACTCTCAAAATATTGCATTGCATCAATACTTTTCAGGGTTTGCAGATTACTCGAGCTCTATGGTGGGCGGTTGTCTTCTGTTCGCATTGGTTATTTTCTATTCTTTCCAATGCTTGTATTTCCTGTATTTCCTCGGTTCTCGTTGGCTTCTGGGTGCTTCTGTTACTTGGGTGTTACTTCGGCGTTACTTTCAGGCTCCACCAAACCCAGCTCCACAAGGTAGCGGTTCACGGCCTCGTTGATGAAGTCGCTGCGGCTCATGCGGCCGGTTTCAACGTTCTTTTCCCGGTCGTCAATATAGTTGTCGATAATGTCCAGGGTGCCGGTGGGGATGTGTACCGTTGTGGGCACTCTCCGGCTGGCGCCCTTCATAGGCCTTCCGTATGGCATTGCTTTTCCTCCTGTTACTTGTTGCGGTGGCTCTCTGCTGCTGCGGCCAGAATGTCCAGATCTTGCCGCAGCCCAGGGGCCAGGGCGTCCACCCAGCGCGCCGGAATGGCCGAGAAGCCAAACCAGGCGCCTGCCAGGCCGCCGGTAATGGCTGCGTTGGTGTCGGTATCACCACCCAGGTTTGCGGCCGCACAGACGGCCTCCTCGAAGGTCTGGGCGTGTGCGAGGCAGCTCACGGCAGTGCTCATGCTGTCCACCACATAGCCGCCCGCTGCATACGTCGCAGCCGCTTCCACGGAGCCGTCGTAAAACGTCCCCTTCAAGCACTCGTGCAGAAAGTCCGCCACATCGCCGTCCTGGAAGTTACCAACCGATTCCGTTAATAAATATACCATTCTCGTGTACAAAACGCAAGCCTCGGTGGACTTGTCCCCGCGGTGCGTCATTTCTGCAAACGCCCTGGCCTGCATCTCCGCAGCGCCCTTTGTCTTGCAGTAAAGGCCAGGGTATACGGTGCGCATCAGAGCGCCGTTGCCTTCCACCGGGCGGCCGCCGTCGCGCCTGGTCTGTCGTGCGGCCTCCATCCAGTCCTCCGCCGTCGGAACGCCCTGCCAGCGAATGCGGCCCAGTCCCTTTGCAATGGCAATGCTGTGCGAGCAGGCGCCGCCGATGTCCTTCGGTTTGCTGTCGGCCCATGCAATGAACTGCTGGCCGACGGAGGCTACCAGGTCCAGGCCGTTGTCCCCTTCCAGGGCATCCAGGATGCCGCGGGCAACGCAAAGGGTCATCTGTGTATCGTCCGTAACCTCGCCGGGCTTCAAGTTCAGCCAGCCGCCGCCGATCATGTCGGTAACGCGACCGTATGCGTCGCGGATCTGCCGGTCACTCATAAATTCCAGGGGGCCGCCCAGGGCGTCGCCAACGGCCACGCCGTACAAGGCACCACGGATTCGGTCAAGCTGCTTTTCGTTGATCTTCTTCATTTCTGTTCCTCCCGTCCAGGCATTCGGCCTGTAATCACTCGGCCGTTTTGGTCCAAAAGCGTGTAACCGCACAACTGTGCGAAGATTTTCGCTGCCTCCTCCGGCTCGTACAGCAGAACCGCCGAAAGGTCTTCCGCCGGGTACTCCCCCGGCACCTTCACCACCTGGGCATAATAGCTGCCGCCCATGCCCAGGTCGAAAAGCTCCCGGATTATGTCGTTCTGGTCGATTTTCTGCTTCTTGGTCTTTCCGTCAAAGCAGAAGGCCGCTCCTTCCGGTACGTTCTCGACCAGCTTCAAGTGATCGCCTATCATGCGCCCGCCTCCTTTACGCATGAACCGCAGGGTTGAACCCCTGGGCCTTTATGTTCTTCGCCCATTCTGTCACCATGGCGGCAAGGTCCTTTTTCATAGCCGGATAGTATTTTGTGGGCTTTCCGTCCACGAAATCTTTGTAAACTTCCCAATAGCGGCCGATGTAGTCGTTCTGGTAGGTCAGCGGCTCCACGGTGCCGGTTTCCCGGTCAACGCCCATGGTCACATCCGGGTCCCGCATAAGGTCGCCGTTCTGCTCCCCATAGTGGGCCACGGAATACACCGGGCGGCCCTCGTGGTCATTGTAGCCCAAGGCCTCGATGCACAGGTCCATATAGCCCGGGGCCGTGAACTTCAAGGCCTTTTCTTCGGTGCCGTCCACGGCATCGAAGAAGGGCGCCAGGGTCTTGTAAATCGTTTTTGCACTCATGCCTTTTCCTCCCGCTCCATCAAAATTTCCGAATCGCGCGCCACCTTCCGCAGTGCGGTGAGAACCTCCGCAAGCTGGTTTAGTGTGGTCGCGTAATTTGCCACCTCGCCAGCCCAGGCCACATAGTCGTCGCCCTCTGAAAGCAGCCGAATTGATTTCGCCAGGTGCTCCGCTTCAAGCTCCGCCATAACAATCTGGCCGTTCAACTGCTGGTTGAAGAATTTAACTTTGTCCATGCTCTGTGCTCCTCTCTGCGGTATGGTTCCCGCGACCTTGCCCGGCTGGCTGCCGGGTGGTTTCGGCCTTTTCCTCGGGCCATCATCAGGCGGGGTTATTCAGGGCGAGTATTCCACGCTTCAATAGTTCGTTGCCTGCCCAATTCCCCGCGATGTTCATAAAAATCGCGGGTAAATGTGATATTGCATTTCGGGCATCTAATCCGAATGCCCTCAGTATTAGATTCAGTGATGGTCGTATGCTCCTGCCCGCAGAAAGGGCACGGTTTCAGCGTTTCCTTTTTCATCGTTCACGCCTCCTTCACTTCCACGCTCTTAATGCTGTTCTCAACGTAGCAGCGGCCGCGGAGGTGCTCGCAGCTCCAACAGAAGCCGATTCCGCGCTCTCTCAGAAAATACCCTGCCTTGGTGTTGTCCTTTTCGCTAAAGGCAGATTGAAGCGCCCAGGCCTGGGCGTCCTCCACCAGGATCATTGCGCAGGCCTCGCCGCGCTCGCCGTTCTGGATAGTGTCGTAGGTGAAAATAACGTTCTTCATGGTTCAGTCCTCCATCTTTAGTGTACCTTAATCAGCATCCCGCTGTTCAGGATGTTCGGGTTGTATCGGCTTCCATTCTGTTCCACCGGGGGCTAGATATTCTGCCGTGTGATCGTTGACCGCCGAAACAAAGTCTTTTTGACAGGGCCAACGTGTTTCAAGGGCATTGATATTCATGTGGATATAGCCATCAGTACGGCGCTTTTCTTCCAGCTGGCTAGCCGTCATGCGATAAATCGGGAAGCACTCGATATCAGTCTTTTTCATGGTAGAACCTCCTTAGTGTACTTTGATCAGCGTCCCGCTGTTCAGGATGTACCATTCTTCGCCGTTCTTAACGGTCGTCTTGCAGCCCTGCGCTTTAAGCAGCATCCGCATTTTTGCCAGCTGCTTTTCTGTGCACTGCATCCAGAAGAATCCTGCGTAATTGAACCACTCGTTGCTCTGGATGTTCACGGAACGGGCATTCTCAAAAATGCGGTTGAAGGTACTGGTTTTCATGGTTTAGCCCTCCTTGCCTTCGGCTTTCTGCTCGATTTCGAGCAGCTCGTTGTAAATTCTTTCGGCCTCGTCGCCGGTCAAGTTGAACTGTTCGATCAGGTCGGAAATTGCATCGGACCGCCAACCGCCTTCGTACAGGGACGCCGCAGAATACTGGGTGTCGTATTCCTCCCGGCCGCCGCAGCGGAGGTCGTCGCGCCAGCTCTCATAATCGGCCTCTGTCATGTTCAGCATCATGGTTGCGTCCTCCCCTCTCATGCCTGGAATACCGGGCACACAGCCCCGCGGAAGCGAGTGAGCCGGATTGCGTGGCGCAGCTCCTTTTCACTCATGCAAGCGGTGTGCAGCTTGCCAACAAAGCCAATCGCCCACCAAAGGCCCCGCACCGTCTGGCAGTCCAGAATCGCCCGGCGCTCCGCGTCGGTCTGGGCTGCGCTGTACTTCGCCAAGGTGCTTTCACACGTTGCAATGAAGTTGGCCGGAATGTTAATAGAAAGTGCGTTCATGGTTTAGACCTCCTCAATGTAAAACTTCAAGTCTTTGTTGAAAGCGTCGTTCTTGTATCGCTCCTCAAACTCCTTTTTCATGGCCTGTGCCTGCTCACGGGTCTTCGTGCCGCCCATAAGGCCGCCGTTTGAATTGCGAACGTAGAACTTCACGCCCATCTGATTGCCGTATGCAATCGCCTGATTCAAGTTCATCATTTTTTCGGTCCTCCTCTTGTGTGCTGCTGTTCTCTACGCCTTTATTATAAACCGCTTCGGTTTATAAGTCAAGAGGGAATTTTGCGAAACAAGATTATTTTTAGGCAAAAAGAAAAAGCCCCCGCTTCCAGCGTACTGCCAGAAGTGGGGGCTTTCATGTGCTTTTAGGTGGGATTCATGCGAGTGTTACTGCTGCGCAGCCTTGGCCGTCTTGTTGTGGTCGATCTGGGCCTGGATGCGCGTGGTCAGATAGCCCACGGTGTCGCCGCCGGAAATTCTCTTGATGTAGTCCAGGGCGTCGCTGCTCAGGCTCTTAATTGCGGCGGAAATTGCGCCATTTAATGCCTTGGCCTGGGCGGCCTTATCGAAAGAGCCGGTCTTTTTCAGGTCGTTTACATAGGTCTGGTTCATGGCTGCCACGGCATCCGCCACGGCGTCGGTGATCTCGCAGCAAATGCGCTGGATGGTCTCGTTCTTGATCTTCTCGGCCGTGGAGGCGTTGATGGCAGCGGCCGCCTTGCGAACGTATGCGGTCGCAAGGGGTGCGCAGATGGTCAGGACGGCAAAAAGAAGCTGGGTCAGAATCTCTTTCATGGTGTTCTCCTTTCAATTTTAGCGGATAGAAGAAAGCCCAGCCCTCTGAATGATGGCCGGGTAATTTTTATAGGCGTGGTTCAGGTCCACGTCCCCGGTGATGCCGGGGACGGTTCCCTCGCTGGTATACTGCCAGATGCCGTGCTTGCGGGAGGGCCGCTTGCCGCGGTAGTCTGCGATCCACAGGTCAAACGCTTTCAGGGCGTCCATGTCCAGCTCCGTGTTTGCGTAGCTGGTATAGGTGTAGACCATGGCATAGAGGCCCCAGGCCTCGATCTGTTTGGCAGCGCCCGCCACCAGGGCGGAAAGTTCCTTGGCCGGGATGGGTTTCAGCTTGTTGTCCTCCACATCCACAGCCACAGGAAGCTGGAAGCTCTTGCCCATCAACGCCTGCTTCACCTTCACCAGCTCGACGGCCCGGGCGGCCTCGTTCTGGGCGTAGGTGTAGTAATAGGCGCCCACGGGAATGCCCAGGCGGGTGCATTCCGAATAGTTCCGCTCAAACTGGGGGTCAATGTAGACGCCGCCGAAGCTCTTGTTGGTGGAAACCGTTTTCAGGATTGCACCGTCAATTTTGCCGCTACGCTTCACAGCCTCCCAGTCGATTTTCCCCTGGTAGCGGCTGGCGTCAAGGTATTTGTAAATCATCGCTTTCTCCTTACCTGTTAATCAGGAATTTTTGCAATTCGTCTTTTGCGGTTTTCAAGCCCTCGACTTCATTGCCGTCAATATCATGCGACAAAAGAGCCAGCATACAACGCTGGTTTACGCGGTTTCCTTCTTCCAGAATTTCAAAATGTCTTTTGTCGTTGGCTAAAAGTTCATCATGCCGGGCCACTCTAGCCTCCAACTCCGCCAGGCGCTTGTCCTGCTTCTGGTTTGGGGACTGCATTGCCTTGATGCCTTTGTAAATCCAAACAATGGCACCCGCAATACAGGAAATGCCGCCGCAAATGGCGAGTATTCCCGCCCAAAGCTGGGCAGGAGTTAAAACGATCATGCTCTGTGCTGCTCCATCCATGCCTTCACCTCCTTTCGGCACAAATATGGTGCATAGAAAGCGGCAATCATAGGCCACCACCTCCTTTTCTGCTGCTTCCATCAGAGGGAAAACGGGAGCTCGTCAGCGCCCAAAAGCCGGTCGATCTGGCCGTTCACGCTGGCGATCTGGTCCTCTGCGCATACTGCGCCAACCTGTGCCAGGGCTTCCGCCTGGGCGTGAATAATTTCATTCTGCTTGTCCACGATGTCGGTCAAGGCCTCGATAATCTGCAAATTGCTCACGCAGCCCTCCTTTCTTCTTGCGCCGCCGTTTTGGCGTGCAGATAAATTTCATTTAGCCGAACTTTTATTTTTTCGTTCGGGCAGTGCTCAATCATACCGCTGTAAGATGCAACGCGGCGGTCAAAGGCTTCTTTGCTCATTTCGCCAGCAAAATACAGCTTGCAAATACCACGGAACGCGCCCTTTATCCGGCGCACGGTCTCTTTACGCAGCCGCAGTTCCCTGGCTGTAACGATATAGCCCACAAACTCCACACGGTCCGCCGGGCGGATGCACGTTTTCCGGTTCAGATCCAGGTGCAGCCGGTCCGCCAGGAATCGGGTGATCTGTTCCAGGTATTCGTTTGCCTGTTCTTTGCTGTCTGCCAAAATAACAACGTCGTCCATATACCGTGCATAACGGTGAATATGCAAAAAGTGCTTGCAGAACTGGTCTAACTGGTCGAGATAAATATTCGCAAAAAGTTGCGAGGTCAGGTTGCCGATGGGCATACCCCGGTCAAATAACCAGTCTTCGTCTTCTACGTCTTCCGGCCCCATAAACCGCGGCAGGCCGAAGCGCTCAGAATCGCAGTTTATAATATTGTCCAGAAGCCGCATGAGCTTCGGGTCCTTTATCCGCTCGCCCAAAATATCAAGCAAAACGGCATGATCTACGCGGTAAAAATATTTAGAAATATCCAGTTTTAGCACATATTGTTTACTAGGCTTTGATTCTGCCTGTTGTAACCAATATTGGAGCCGTTTGGCCGCTGCAAGGCTTCCTTTTCCTTTACGGCACGCATAAGAATCCTCTATCATCATGCGGTCGTAAAAGGGATTTAGTTCAAGGTATATCGCCCATTGAACGATCCGGCTTGCGTAAGGCAGCGCCATAACCAGGCGCCTTTTGGGGACACTGACCCAATGTTTCCTATACGGCCCAAACTTGAAACATTCATTTTCAAGGTCGTCCCGGATCTGCAATAGGTTTGCGTCCAGGTCGTTGTTGAATTTGATTATTTCATCCCGGTATCTCTTTTGTTTTTTAGCGTTCCTGTTGGCTTCTTCAAGCCTGGGAAACGCAATAAGGTTAGAAAAAGAATTTTGGAGCACTTGTTTCTCATTCATACTTCACCAATCCGCGTTTGACGTCCCCGCCTCCGCGGCTCACTGTCATTTTTTCCGGTCATGTCTTCCCGGAAGGGGAAAAGGCCCCTTTGACCCTTGCACCTACACGGTCCCGTAAGGCCGTGCACCAATGTCCAGCAAGGGGCAGAGCGAGACGCCCGCCGATGTTCGTCCAGCGATTCGAGCGCGGATTATTCAGATTCAGGGCGAAAACGCCGTTGTTCGCGCCATTGTTCCAGTTACCACCACGATACGCGCACCGGCAAAATCAATGGCCCGTTCCCCAATCTTAAAGCTATATTTTTATTCCTTTTTCGCAGGCCCGTTTTTCACGGATTCCATATAGCCGCCGATCATACATCCTATTTCTCTATTAAAGCTGCTCCAAACTTCCCGCTGGTGCAACGTCAAAGGAGGGGCGTATTTCTGCCCGCGGTAATCCTTATCCGACGCCACTATTACAAATTCTTTCAAAACGGCCAGCTCAATGTCTAAGTCTTCAAGCGTGGTCTTCTTGTAATATTTTCGTTCTAGGCGCGTCGCCAGACGGTACATTTCCAGCATACTATCCCGGAGGATATCCGCAAGTTTCCGTTCGCGCCGCGGGAAAGCATCAACAAGCGGCATTCCGTATTTCATCATTTCGGATATTTTTTCTTTAAGAAAAAACGGCTTCGGCTTTGTTGCTTCTCCCGGTGCTTTCGGTTTCTTCGGCGTGTAGCTGCCACCATAATTTTGCGGCGTTGGATTGCGAGTATATCCAGCCACTTTTTAACCTCCAAAATATAAAAAATCGGGGCCCTGCTCCCGCAGGGCCCTTCAGTTTACCAGGGATCAGTTTTCAGTTTCCTCGTCGCAAGCGAGACGCCCGCCGATGTTCGTCCAGCGATTCGAGCGCGGATTATTCACATTCAGGGCGAAAACGCCGTTGTACGCGCCATCGTTCCAGCCACCACGATACGCGCACCGCTCCGCGGCCGCGTTGTTGGCCCAGAACACGTCGTTGCCATAATCGGCATCAGAGGCCCCGTCCTCCGGCAAGAAAGCCATTGCCTGGAGGTACAGCTTTGCCGTAGCGCTCAAACCGCTTGCGGTGGTCTTGGCAAAGCTGGCGTACCGGCTCGTGTCGGAAGCGTCGGCAATGCTGGTACCCCACTGCCAGTGACCGGATACCCAGTCCAGCTTTACCGTGCCAGCGGTGGTGCCCTTGCCATCGGGCACCACAAACAGGTCGTTGTAGCTGGTGGCGGAAGCGTTCAGGGCGCGCCACTCGTTGGAGCTGGCGCCGGTGTTCACGCTGGCGTCGGCTGCGTTATTGTAGGGAATCACCTGGAGTTCACCGCACACCAGACGGACGCCGCGAATCCATTCCCAAACGTTGCCGTTCAGATCCCACACGCCGTCCATGGCGCCGGTGTCGCTCCACGTCACAGGGCCGGTGCCGGTGGCAACGCGGCCAGTCTTGTTGCCTGCGCCGGTGTCGATGAATGTCGGGATTGCCACGATGGCAGTTTCGGAAGAATCCTTGCCGTAGTTGTTGTTGCCCTTGGGCATGGTGCCGTTCTTCTTTGCCAGCAGCGCCAGGAAACCCCACTCCATATAGGTGATGCAGTGGAAGCCGTTGCCCTTGTTCTTGCTGTACTGCTCGATCTCGTCCAGGGTAATGTTTGCCGCCGGGTCCTCGTTGGGCAGCGAATAGGTGCGGCTGTTGTGTACGATGCTCTGGAACTTGCCAAAGGCCAGCTTCTTGCGCTGCACGCCGTTTACCAGGAAGGCCGGGTGCACGGTGCTGTCGCCGTTGGTCAGCAGTGCGTTAAGCATCTGCGCCGGGCGCTCAACCATCACAGAGGGGTCGCCCTTGTCGTCCACGATAACCTTGTTGGTGGGGCAAACGGAAGAAAGTGCCAGGCTCGTAAGTGCAAAATTGCTCATTGTTGTATCCTCCTTTTAGTCTTCTGCGGGCTGCAAGTCGTCCAGGGACCACAGGATCAGCTTAACGTCCGCCATGTCAAGCGGGACGGCCTCGGTGTGGGTTTTCTTGGCGTTTGCGGGGCTCTGGCCCTCCGCGCCCTCGGCCTGTTCTGCGGCTTCCTGGGCCTCCTCTGCGCCGTCCTCGACCTCCACGAAAACCTGGGCCGGGATTTCCACCTGGGCCACATAATAGCGGCCGGTGCCGGTGCCGATGGTCAGGTTGTTCTGGTCGTCCATGCACACGTCAACCGTCACGGGGATGTCGCGCTGGCGGGTGTCGCAGCGAATTGCCAGGTCATCGTCGCCAAAAATGATTTTGGTTTTGCTCTGCGCCCAGGCGATCTTCTCGCCCTCGTTCTTGTCCTCAACCTGGATCTTATTGTAAGTAGCCATTAGGTCATACCTCCTTTAACACGGATCTGCAAGGTAACGCTTTTTGCGCTGCCGGTGAATGCGATCTTAAAGCCGTTCAGGGCCTTGGCGCTGATTTCGATGCTGCCCACCTCGCCGGTGGCGCCGGTCTGCTCCGCCTCAACGGTATAGAACAGGTTCTTGCGGGTCTGCTTCAAAGCAACCGTCACAGGGTTGTCGCGGGTGCTGTTGAAGGGGAATTTTGCGGTGTTTTTCAGGGTAACGGTCTGGGTTTCGCCCAGAATCTCACCGTCCACCATGGCCGCGTGGGCGTCGTTCCCGCGCTGCTGGTGAAGGTTGCCGAACAACAGGATAGATGCCGCCAGGGTTGCGTCCTGGATGCCGTTTTCCATGTTGTTGAAGTTGGTTGCGCTCTGGGGTGTGCCCTGCTGGAGGACCTCGCCCTGGTCCTTCACAACCTCGCTGGTGCCGTCGCCGTTTTCGGTGATCTTGCGCCGGCGGGGGTGCTCCGTGATGTGGTCCTTCCAGTCGGTCGAATTATACATAAGCTCTCGCCTCCTTAACCTTCCTCAATCTTGAACGTGAAGCGGTAGAAAATACCCTCGGTGGTATCCTTACGGGTGATGCTGTCCGGCTTCGCGCAAAAAAGCTGGTCCTTCGTGTTGAAAAGCTGAAATTCGGTCGCCGTAATGGTGCCGGGGATCGTGTGGTCCACCACAATGTCGGCAGCGATCCGGCCGTCGCTCAGGACGTGGATTTCAGGCTTGCCCAGCTTGTAATAGGTGCCGCCGACTTTCACACGGGAATATGCAATATTCCGCTGTGTGAACTCTTTGTAATCCTCGATTGCCGCTGCGGTAAGCAATGCCATAGCTTTTCGCCTCCTTCTTTAGTCTGAATCGTCCCCACAGAGGGGGAAGTCAAAAGAGAAAACCCGGCCGGAAACGCCGTTTTCAACGGTCGTTCCCTGCTGGGCTCCCACACTGTTTAGATCCGGAGCGGTGCCCGCCTCCCGCTCTCCCGTCATGGAATACGCGAAAGCTGCACCACGGCCGCCGGGTGAAAGGCTCAGGGCGGTTTTTGCGGTCGCGCTCTCGTTATTCAGGCCCGGTTCTTCACCGGCAAGCGTGTACGGGAAGGCGTCGCCGTCACCGGTGCCCGCCAGAACGGCAGAAACGCGGCCCTGTGCGGCGATAAAACTTTCCTCGGGAAGTTGGCCTGCCAGGTGTTCGCCCGTCAGCGGGTACGCATAAGCGGCGCCCTGGGCAGTCGGTACGATCTTCACCGGTACACCCTCCACATAGGCCAGATAGCTTTCGTCCGGCACGGTGCCGGTCATGTGCTCACCGGTCAGCGGGTAGGCATACGCCTGGCCGATGCTACCAGGGGAAATGCGTACAGTAACCGGGTGCTGCACTCCAATGTTGTTCACGTCGGGGTGCTCGCCGGTCAACTTGTACTCGAAAACTTTCTGCCTGCTGCGCGGGCTCACCTTGATGGTTGCATCCGCCGTCACAAATAACTGAAAGGCAATGTGCGACGGTTTGATGCGCTTCAAGCGGTCCACCACGGCCGAATAGTCCAGCGGTTCGCCGCCTGCCTCAATATCAACGCGGATCGTATAGGGCGCCACGTTTTCCTCAACGTGCACGGCCCGGCCGGTCATGGCGGACAGAATCGCTTCCACGCGGGCCGGATTCATGGGCGCGCGGGCACCGCGGCGGGCGATTATGTCTGCCCGGCGGGCTGCCAGACTGCGGTTTTCGTTCGTCTCGATACCATAGCGCTGCTCCCAGTAGCGCAGAGCCCAGGTGGCCGTCTCCGGGTTTGCCTGTTCCCGCAGCTCGGAGAATCGGATCTCCGCGTCGTCCACCTCTCTGCCCATGACTTCATAGAGCCATTTCGCCACATAGGAGCGCTCATAGATGGGGGATACGCGGGAAATCATGCGCTGGGAAACGCGGTTTTCAGGGAATCTTTCAAGGTCGAAGTTCTTCCGGGTGCTCATTCGCTGGTCGCCTCCGTATCCTTGATGCCGTGAATCTCACCGGTGCAGGGGTAGTCCGCCGGGTCCAGCGGAATGTCCTTCACGTCGCCGTTCACAAGGATCTTGGAAAAGTTCTTCACGCCCTCGGTGCGGGTCAGGGCCGCGTGGATCTCGTTATACTTCACCAGGCTGTCGGACTTGGCGGTGATGTAATACTCAATCAGCGCGGTGCGGAAGATTTCTTCCACCTCTGCGGCGGTCTTGGTGCCGTCCAACTGCAAGCCCTCAACGGAGATATTCACCGCCTCGCCCTCGGGGGTCTGCACCAGGAGAATTGCGCCAACGGGTGCCTTCCGCTCGATCCGGTTGTCGTCCCTCATGATGTGGTCGTACACGTTTTGAATAATAGAGCCGTTGGCTGGCTCGCCGGAAGAATCCAGAATAATAAGGCGCACCCAGTTGGGATGCGTCTTTTCATACTGTGCATCAACCAGCACCGTGCCAACGCCCGAAACCTCTTTGGCCCAGCGTTTATAGTCCGCGTCGCAGCCAACAAAGGATTCGCCCGAAGTCTCGTCATACTCCGCAATGCGCAGGCGGAGGGATTCGTCGTCTTCCTCCTCTGCGCCGCCGGTGATCTTGTCGGCGTTGGTCACAAGGGTAACGCCTGCAATCGGGTCCATCATAATCGTGATGGCACCCGCGCCCACGTTGCCGGTGGGGCCCGGTTCGACTGCTGTAATAGCAACGTCAACCGTGCCGTTCTCCCCTCCGGTAGCCTCTCCAATGTAGGCCACGGAATCCGTAGCGTACTCAATGGCAGGCACTCCGCCGGAAGAAGGCACACAGACCACGGTGCCCTCCGGGATCTGCGTGCCGGGCGTGCCGGTAAACGTAACAATACCGGCTGCGGGGTTTGCCGGGCGGCGGGAAAGGCCGTCGGCCCTGGCGTGTCCGTCAAGGTAGGCCCCATAGGACCACGCCGGAAACATCAACTTTAAGGTTTCCACAAGGTGGAAGTTCAGCAGTTCGTCCTTTTCGAGTGCCGTGGGATAGGTAAAATCCCACGGGAAGCCGCCTTCGGTGTCGTCAATGTCAGGTGGGAGGCTTTCCATCATGCGCGCCTGGATCTGCTCCGCCGTTTCGGTTTTCAGCCAATCAGGCGCGGAAAATGCCGGAATTGTGGCCATGTTCTCACCTCCTTACTTTGAAAAATTCAGGCTGACGGTTTGGATTTCGTCGTAGCCGCGGCCCTTCACAACAAATTCGCAATCGCAACTGTCTGGCTCGGGCCATGTAAACGTGAAATCGCGGCAATACTCCGTTTTGGGATTCGCCATGATCGCTTCCGTGATGGTCCGTTCCAGGCTGGCTTCCACGCTGGCGCGGTCGCTTTGTGCAAGCGAAGTTTCGAGCTCTGCGCCGTACTTGGTCGAATACGCCAGAAAGGCGTCCCGCTCCGTCATAACGGTTTTTATGCACCATTGCATATAGGCTTCGCGGCCGCTGGCTCCCGCCATGCGCCCGGCGCCGTCAAGGCGAAAATCGCCGGTCGCATAGTCGAAATAAACAGAAGGTTTATACTGCTGCTTCCGGTTCTCCTCGTTCTTCTTTGCGACGAAGTCCGGGACTTCAAAAACCGGGTAAAGCTGCTTTTCAGCCATAGGAAAGCCCTTCCTTTCGTCTTGTTATTTTTTTAGATCCTCCGCCGGGCAGATAATATCCACCACAACGGCCTCCGACTGCACCCAGGCCACCAGAACCCGGTCCCCGGGTTTCAGGCGGCGCATTTTCTCCGGGATCAGGACGTGGTGCTGGTGGGCGCCTTCCGGCCCTCCGCTGCCCGCGCTGTTCTGCGGCGGATCTGGAGGGTCCGGCTGCCCGGAAGCGGGAGTGCCGATAGTTCCCTTCACAGGGCCGTGAATGCCGTTCAGCTCGAAGGTTTTGTGGTCATGCTCGCCGCTGCCGGGCTTGCCGATGGCCTGGGTCTTCGCCAGGATATCCCCGGTTTTGCCAAGGGTCAGCTGGCGGCAGACGTGGTAATCCTCTACCGGAATCGGAATGGAAAAAGTGTTGGTTTTGAGGCTGTAATCGTCCTGGATCTCGCCAAAGTCAAGCACCAATGCGGAATCTTTTGAACGCCGCCGGTCAATTTCTCCAACGAAGGCCTGGGCCAGCCCATTCACGCCCTTGTTGCCAGAACTCGGGTTCACGGTTTCCTCCTTCCATTACTTTGAAAAGGTGCCATCATCCACCCAGCCGTAAACGTGCGTTTCGGCCCAGTTCTGATAGATCAGGTGGTACGGGTGTCTCGCGCCCTTCTTTATGATGGTTATTTTTGCCTTTCCCGGCGAAAGGTTTGTGCTTGCGGCCTGCGTGTCGGTGGCGGTCTTATAATGGCTGCCACCGGCAAAGTTCACAACGTCGCCCACCTTGTACTCGTCGGAGCCTTTCTTGCTCTCCGCCGAATCTTCGCCCAAAACTTTAACAGTCATGGTCATAGTGCGGTTTGCTGCGTCGTGCTGCACTCCCAGCACGGTGCAAAAGCCGTTCACCGTCCTGGCCGCAGCCCGGATTTTGTCGCCCTTGCGGATAAACGGAAGATCCGCACCTTTCAGGGTGGTTTTTCGTGTCGGCTCCCCTTTTTCGTCAAGGGTCTTCTGTGCGGCAGACTTGGCCTGTGCGGCCGTGTCGTCCGAACTACGGGTATAGATCCGCTGCCGGATGCCATACTCCGTTTTTCCGTCCAGGGTCGCTTCCACAGACCGCTTCTTGGTCTTCTTTTCGAGGCCTATCACCTTAACACGGGTAACAAGGTCGGCCGTGCTGATCTTGTCGCCGCTCGTTGTCAGGTTGTCGTCCTCGTCAAAATGGTAAACGGTTTCGTTGGCATTGATGGGCAAAACGTCCACCTTGCCGCCGGTCATTCTTATAACGTAGTTGTCCGCGCCGTGCTTTTCGGCATCGTCCAGAAGCTCCGTTATAATGTCCCCCAGGTATTCCGCTTTGAAAAGCGTTTTTGCGTGGGGCTTATCCGGTCCTTTGTACTCCCCGGCCGGGATTCCCCAGTCGGAAAAGATGGCGTTCAGGGCGGATTTTGTGCCAGTTCCGGCCTTGATATAGCGGTCGTCCTGGCTTTTTTGAAGGTTGTAAAGGTCGTCGTAGCACACCACGGAAAAGCCCTTCGCGGTGGCGCTGTCCTGCGGGTACCACTCGATTACCTTCCCGTTTGCAACTTCCTTTTCATCTCCTCCGGCCAAGGCTGTTACCACAATAGCCGTGTTTGGCTTTATGGTCGAGGAAAGCGGGTTCCCGTTATAGTCCACGTTGGCAGCCGTGAACGAAAACCGGGCGCTTAACTCGCCCTCCCCTTCCTCCCAGCCTAGATCCGTCACCGCCGGGGTAACGTTCAGCCGGGTGCCGTCTTGAAGGACTGCATAAACGTTGTATGCCACTTTGGAAACGTCGATCATGCGGCCCTCCTCACCCCGGGATGGTCAAAACCTGGCCCGGCTTAATCAGGCCTGGATTGCTCCCGATTACGGCCTTGTTGGATTTGTAGATCTCCGAATAGCGCGAGCCATTGCCGAGGTACTTCTTAGAAATGGACCACAGCGTATCCCCAGGCTTCACGGTGTAGGTTTTGCCGGTCGCCTGGGTGGATGCTGCGGCCGCTGCACTCGCCGGGCGCTCGTCCAGGCTCCCGCCGTCCGTTTTTCCGTCCGCCTCGTCCGTGGTTTTAATCAGAATGTCCTTCGCTTGCACAAAGGAAATGCTGTATTCCGCCCGGTCGAGGTATTCGTGGGTAACGGTAAAGTTCTGGATATAAACGTCGTGGTTTATGGCCGTTCCGGTCACGAGAAGCCGAAGTTTCTTCCGGTTTTTCTTCCACCCGTCAAGTATGCCGATCATCACGCGGGGCGGCTTCCAGTCGAAAAGCGAAACAATACCCATGCCCAGCATAGAAACGCCGGGGAGGATACCGTCCCAGGAAAATTGCGCCAGCTTTTCGCCGTTCGGGATTTTCACCTCGCCAACGTTCAAAATGTTGTAGGAGATGAAGTTGCCTTCTCTCTTGTCGGAAACTTTTTCGGGCGTAAGGGGGAGCGCAATCCTGGTTCCCGTGTCGAGTTGGGTAATATACACAATCTCAGGTAGCATTTTGCCCTCCTTTCCTTATGCGGGCATATTCGCAAACACGCGAGCCAGGCGTTCGGCCAGCTCGTCGCTTATGTCGTCCACCATTTCGCGGATGCGGGATTTCACGGTTGCGATAATCTCGTCCGGGCTCATGCCTGCGGTGCCCTGGATCACAAATTGCGGGTTCAGCCCGATTTCTACCGGAATAGATACGGGCTGCGCTGCTGCCCCTGCCGGGGCCTGCGGCGCCGGTGCGGGATACACGACCGGCGAGAATGCGGGGACGTCCTCTGGGGCCTCGTCGTCCTCGCGGCCGTCAAGGCTCACCAGCCCGCCGGAAGCGGGGCTGCTGGGCGTTTTTGGTGTCGGGGCGTCCACGGTGTTGCTCGGGGTCTGCGGCACGTCGTAGCGCTCGCCAGAAGGGGTCGCCGGGGTGCGCTGCTCGTTGCCAACGGCAAACGGGTCAACCTCCGGGGCGCGCTCCACGCTCTGCGCCAGGCTGCCGACCAGGCCGCCTTCCGCGTAAGCCTTCACCGGCCGATTGCTGAAAAGGACCGGCGCAGCTGCCGTGGTGTCGAAGGCGGTCTTTCCCGCGGTCTGCATCGTGCTGCCGCCGCTCTCCGGGGTGTAGCTCCCGGAACTCGGGACATTCGCCGCCTGCGGCACGTCGTAGCGCTCGCCAGAAGGGGCGGACACGCCAAGGGCTGCCGCAGCTCTGTGCAAGAGCTCAATGCCGCGGCCACGGCGCTTGCTGCCAAGCGGGATAATTGCCTCCGGGCCGTCCTCTGCTACAAGGCCGACGTGGGGGCGGGTCATAATACCGCCGGTTGCGTGCGGGGTAGCGCGTCCGCCACCGCCGCTGCTCGTGCCTCCGCCCGTCGTAAACGATCCGGCAGAGAAGCCAGAACTAAAAGCGTTTCTGGCGTTGGCGAAAAATCCGCTGATCTTGTCCCCTACGCCAGACCAGAAGCCGGTCCATTTCGCCGGAAGCGTTACGGTGAAGAAGTTCGCCGCGCTCGTCGCGCTGCTTTCAACCCAGGCCGGGACTTCCTTTGTCCAGAAGTCGCCGACGCCGGTCCAGAAGTCCGTCCACTTGGTCGGAAGCGTTTCGGTGAAGAATGCTGCGGCCTTTTCGCCGGTGTTCTCCACCCACGCGGGGACGTCCTCGGTCCAGAACTCCCCCACACCATCCCAGAAGGCGGTCCAGTGCTCGGGCAGCGTGTTGGTAAAGAAAACCTTCGTTTTGCCCAGGGCGTAGCCGATTGCATAGGGAATTGTTTCGGAAAACGTGGTGCCCACGCCGTCCCAGAAGCTCGTCCAGTGCTCCGGCAACGTCGAGGTGAAGAAGGTTCCGACCGTCTGTTTCAGGTTGTCCAGGGCTCCGCCTTCGTCCAGAGCGTCAGAAAGCGCCTGGCCGATTTTATCGCCAAAGCCCAGGGCGCCAAGGCCACCGATACCGGCACCCACAAGAGCGCCGACGCCGGTTCCAACAACAGGCACCACAGTGCCCACGGCTGCGCCTGCCGCTGCGCCTGCGCCAACCATGCCGATCTTGGTTCCGCCCTTGGAATACTCGTTCTGCGCGTCCTTGCCGGTGGTCTGGGTGCCGCGGTACAGGTTTCTCACGCCTGCACCGATGCCCAGAAGGCCCAGAAGGCCGCCCAGAATGCTTGCGCCGCCCGCTGCGGCTGTGCCTGCTGCCGTGGTCGCATGGCTCCCCAGAGCCGTGCCAACGGTGCCCAGGGTGCCGCCAACGCCACCGGTAACAGAAGTGAGGGTGCCGTCCGCGCTCATAGTAGCCTGGGTAGATCCCTTTTGCAGGAACTTGCCCAGCCAGCTATTTGCGGAAGTCAGGCCCTTTGCGGGCAGTGTCGCCGGGTCAATCTCGACGGCCGTTCCCTCAAAGGTCGCCTTGCCATCGCCGAGAAGCCTTGTAGCGCTGGGCAGGGCTCCGGCCGTCGCCGGGGTGCCCGCGCTCGGGATCAGCGCGCCGCCGCTCGACAGCGAAGGGCTGCCAGT